GTCGCAACACAGACGATATATCAGTGGATGAAAGCGCATGACGACTTTGCAGACGCGTGCGCTCGCGCCAAAGCTGCTCGTTTGCTTTGGTGGGAATTGAAGCTTGGGCGATCTCGTAAAGGAGCCGAAACCACTGCCAGTATCTTCGCACTCAAGAACGCCGCACCCGATGAATGGCGCGATATAAAGCATACAGATCACACACTTAGGATTAGTCCGAAACAACTTACCGACGAGCAACTCGAAGCGATTGCAGCAGGCCATAGTCCCGCCGACCTCGGCATTATTGACGGTAGCTCAACTAGACTAAACGAGAAATAAAGTAATACTTGGGGACTGGTCTGGGGACCGCACAGCGGAGCTATGCCTTAAGCTAATGACATCAATGGCTTAGGGAATAGTTCGTCGGAGATACCCTCCGCCATGGTCCTGTTGCAGTGCGGGAAGGTATGGGGAGGGGGGAAAAATCCCCTGGCGGTTAAGCATTCTTTTTAAATCTCCCCCCACATTTGCGCCACCCTTCCCAAGTCCGCCCCTATCCATATACCGCCAATCATGGAAACTCTGATGGAAGCACCGAAGTGCAGAACGTGTGGCAAGCGGCATTGGTCGCGGGTATGTGAGACGTTTGACGTTGCACTGGAGACGGAAATCGTCACACAAGTGACGAAAAACGTATCGCAGATGACGAAGAACGTAACGCCTGAGACAGCGATTGTTACTATGATTGAGGGCGAAGGATTTACCGTTGCGGATTTGAAGGGGGCGCTGTCGGAGGCTGAGGCCGAGGTCAGGCAATTGAAGGCCAGGGTTGTCCTGCTAGAGGCGGAACTTGAGGTCAGGAAGCCGAAGGCGGTAGAGGCATCGGAGCGGATGCGGCGCTATCGGGAGCGCAAGCGGATGAACGGAGGCTGACATGCAGATAGTTTTGACGGTGAACGTGCCGGGCATTTCCGGGCAGAACGGGGCGTTGTTGCCGCAAAGGCAGATTGCCGACCGCATTAGAAGGGCAGCGGACTGGGTTCAGTTCCAGAGCCAGGGCTATATTCCGTTGACCTATACCTCGACTGATCAGGTCGGCAATACGATGTATGGCTGGGTGATTACGGCTACGTAGAGCCATATAGAGAGAGTGAGGCTCCGATGATCGGCATCGCCATTCAACTGCTGTGGATCCTGATCGGCGTCATTATCATCTGTGCGGTGATCTATTTCGTGTTCTGGGTTCTAAGGCAGGTGATGGGGATTGCGATCCCGGACCGGGTGGAGCAGGCGGTATGGCTGATCGTGCTGATTCTGGTGATCATTGCGCTCCTCACCATGCTGGCGGGGGGTGATTACTCCATGCACTTTCCCAGGCTTAGATAATAGAGACACGCATCAATCTCAGGTGCCTGATTTACCGCCCTATCCTGCTGCACCTCCTGATATCTGCAAGGGATGCTAGAGAAGGTTGTGAGTAGTATTGCTTTTTAGTATTGCTAATTCGCCCTTTGTCAGGGATGATGCCGTTCACACCTGCTGACTGCCCCAAGCCCGCCAGGTGTTAAGCCGGAGCGTAGACCAAACCCCTGCGCTCCGGCCTTGATTCCTCTCTTGAAGAGCAACCATGGCTACCCAGCAGGAAAAGACCATCGTGGACGTGATTCACGCCGCGCTGGACCGTATTCCGGTCTCGGTCGCTATCACCATTCTGTCAGGCATCTATGCGGAAATCTGTTCCGAGAACGGCATTGCGCAGGCGGATGCGGTGAAGTTTGTTTCCCAGCGTTTTGACGAATATGGCGCTCTCGCCAAATCCCAACAGGAGAACTAGACATGCAGCCGTTTCTGGCGCTGATCACGCCGCTTTCCTCTGGCGAGCCCTCTCACCCCATCGCCCCGGGAGGTCCCTCTGCTCCGGTGGATCCCTCGTTTGGCGTGCCGGGCTGGCCAACCCACCCCGTTGCCCCGGGAGGTCCGCCTCCGGGGATCTGGCCATCGCCCGGCCATCCTTCGCATCCGATTGCACCAGGAGGACAGCCCCCGGGCATTTGGCCATCGCCCGGCCACCCGGCTCATCCGATTGCGCCAGGCGGCCCGCCACCATGGGTGTCGCATCCGATCCCGCCCACCATCTGGCCTGAGCCGCCGAAACCTCAGCCGCCGCATGTCGAGGGCGGTCCCGGCAGTTTGCCGCCGTCCGTGATGCCGCCAATCTACATTCCCAATCCGCCGCCGCAGGATGGCGCGATCGTCGAGTGGCATACCGTGTGGACCCCGGTGACCGGCTGGGCGGTGGTTGGCACCATCAATCCACCGCATCCCACACCCTCGAAGTAAGGAGCGATGATGAGCATTGGAGCCGAGAGGGTTCGGGAAAGCTTCAATCCGAGCCAGGACAACATGGTCGATAAGCTCAAGCGCTATACCGCTGATCTGATCGACCTCTGCGAGGATTTGAAGCATCTCGACCCCCGGTTGGCGGACCTGGCGCAAACCGCCTATGAGGAAGCCGCGATGTGGGCGGTCAAGGCCGCCACCTCCAAGAAGCCGTGACAGACGAACTTGTCCTCGACAAGGAAAACTGTGCCAACGAACGGCTGCTGCGCAATCAGTTGCGGGGCAGCCTGCAGAAATGGTGCGAATACAACGGCTTCAGGCCGGCGCGACACCATCGTTTGATCATCGAGAAGCTGGAGGCCGTCGCCCGCGGTGATATTATTCGCTTGGCATTATTCATGCCGCCGGGGTCAGCGAAATCCACCTATACCTCGATCCTGTTTCCGCCCTGGCTCTTGGCCCAGGACCCCAAGGCGCTGATTCTGGCCGCCTCCCACACCACGGAACTGGCGGAACGCTGGGGCCGGCGCGTCCGCAACATCATTGCCGACCATGGCCTGGAGTTGAAGATTAAGCTCTCGGATGATAACCAGGCCGCCAATCGCTGGTCGATCAAGGGCGGTGGCGAATACTACGCCGCCGGCGCCAATGTCGGCATCGCCGGCTTTCGGGCGCTATATGGATTGATCGATGACCCTATTCGGTCCCGGCAGGACGCGGACTCGCTTCTGGTTAGGGATCGGCTGTGGGATTGGTATCTCAATGATTTTCGTCCTCGTCTTGTACCTGGTGCTCGCCAGGTCCTGATCCAGACCCGCTGGCACGAAGATGACCTTGCCGGAAGGCTGCTGAATCATGAAAAATGGGATGTCGTCTCCCTGCCCGCCCTCGCCAAGCCTGATGACCCTTTGGGTCGGGATGTGGACGAGCCTCTATGGTGCGACGATGACTACGGCTACGGTGCTCAACTGCTTAGCCTTAGAGACACTACTCCGCCCCGAATCTGGTCCGCGCTCTACCAGCAGGCCCCCGCCCCCGATGAGGGTGATTTCTTCAAGGAGGAATGGCTCAAACCCCGAGACATCATCCCTCACCCCTCAACCCTGAGAGTCTATGGCGGGTCGGACTACGCGGTGACCGCGGACGGCGGCGACTACACCGTCCATGTCGTGGTCGGCATCGACCACCTCAACAATATGTACCTGCTGGATATCTGGCGACGGCAGGCCAGCGCCGATGTCTGGGTCGATGCGTTCTGCGACCTCTGCCAGAAATATCGACCCCTGGAATGGGCCGAGGAGCCCGGCCAGATCAAGTCGGGCGTCGGCCCGTTCCTGGAAAAGCGCATGAGGGCGAGGCGAGTCTATGTCAACCGCAGGACCTTTACCGCCCGCGGCGACAAGGCCGTCAGAGCCAGATCTATCCAGGGAAGAATGGCGCTCGATGGGCTGTACTATCCGAAGAACGCCAACTGGGTTAGTGATTTTCTTGCCGAGTTGTTGTCTTTCCCCGCTGCGAAACACGACGACCAGGTCGATGCCCTGGGACTATGCGGACAATTGCTCGACATCATGGTGGTGGCCAGATTGAAAAAGAACGCCGTTCCCACGCTGCCCGAGGACGGCTACCAGGACAAGAAGATCAAGACCGTCGATCACATGACATTATAATAGAGAGTGTTCGTGATATCCCTCGACGAAGCCTCCCATCTCGGCCAGTACAGTGACGGTTTCACCTCTCCGGTCGGCTATGACAAGAACGGCAACCCCTATCCCTCGATCGTCAAAAGACGGCGGGCGTTCGAGAACTATGCCTATGCCAAGGGCCGGGAGATCGACGAACAAAGGATGTCGTGGCGCTACTACCACGTCGATCAATGGACCCAGGAACAACTGCGGGTCTTGAAACGCCGGCAGCAGCCCGCCATCACCTTCGACCGCACCGGGCGCAAAATCGACTCGCTGGCTGGTACCATCCGCAGATTAAGGACCGATCCCAAGGCCTATCCCAACACCCCGAATGGCGAGCAGGGCGCCGAGGTCGCTACGCAAGTGATCCGCACCATCTGCGATGCCTCGATGGCCGAGGACCTCGAGGTGGAGTGCTGCCGCGATGCCATGATCCACGGCATGGGCATTTCGGAACTGGTCCTGAGAAAGGGTGACAAGGAAGATCCCGACCTCGCGTTTGCCTATGTGGACCCAAGAACCTGGTTCTATGATCCTCGTTCGGTCAAGAACGACTTCCACGACGCCCGTTTCCATGGCGTCTATAAATGGGCCGATGCCGACGAACTGGAAGAGGCCTTCCCCGACGCCCAGGACATGATCCGGCAGTCCATCAACAATGACGGCGGCTACTGGACCGCGTTCGATACCGACCGCGAGCCGATGTGGATCGACATCTATCATCGGGTAAGGCTGGTCGATCACTGGTACAAGGAAGGCAACATCTGGAAGTGGTGCCTGCACACCGGCATTGTCGAACTGATGTCCGGCGAAAGCCCCTTCATCAACGAACGCGGCCAGTCGATTTCCAAATTCCATGGCTTTAGCGCCTATATCGACATCCACGGCGACCATTATGGCCTGGTGCGACGCTTGCGGGGTCCGCAGGACGCGCTCAACCAGCATCGCTCCAAGGCGATGCACATCATGAACACCCGCCAGATCCGCCTCAGGGAAGGCGCGGTCGATGACATCGAGGTGACGCGGCGGGAAGCCGCGCGTCCCGATGGCGTCCTGGTCTACCGCGGCGACAAGAACGATTTCGACGTGATCCAGCCTGAGCAGGAATTCATCCAGCAGACCAACTACTATACCGACGCCAAGACCGAGATCGACAGTTTTGGCCCGAACCAGCAATTGATCCAGCAGTTTGGCCAGAACGTCTCGGGACGCGCCGCCAACATGCTGCAGCAGGCGGGCCTCGCCGAGTTGGGGCCGTTCCTGAAGAACTTCAGGATGTGGAAACTGGAACGTTACCGGGCGTGCTGGATGGCGGCACAGAAATTCTGGACCGCGGACCGTATGCTCCGGGTGTCGGGCGATCAGCAGGTCGCCCAGTTCCTGCAGATCAACGGCGTGCAACTCAACGAATTCGGGCTCCCGATGCTGGTTAACGCACTGGGCAATATTGATGTCGAGATCAAGATCGACGAGGGCGCCGACAACGAAACCGTGATGGGCGACATCTTCGACCTGTTGATGGCGCTGTCGCAGAACAACGTGCCGGTGCCGCCACAAGCCATCATTGAGGCCTCCAACCTGCCGCTCTCCGAGAAGAAGAAGCTGCAGATGATGGTGAGCCAGCCCGATCCGCAGAAGCAGCAGATCCAGCAGCTCCTGATGGCCGACAAGCAGGCCGATATCCAGAAGAAGCAGGCCGAGGTCGGCAAGATCCAGTCCGGCGCCATGCTCAACGTCGCCAAGGCGCGCACCGAAGGGATGCCGCAAGCCCCTCCGCAACCGCAGACTCCGTTGCAGACCGCGCAGCAGGTTGCCGACATCAACGAGACCAACGCCACCGCCATGCACAAGCGGGCCTCGGCGCAAAGCCTGTACCACAAGGCGCTGTTGTCGCCGCTCGAGCTATTGGCCGACCATGCCCAGCAGAACGCCGACCGTCACGGCGAGGTGGTGGACCGCACGCTGGATCATTTGCACCGCTCGGCCGATCGTGCCAATAACTCCAGCCACCAGCATCTCGACCGCGCTGCCGCCGCGAAGATGGCAAAGATGCCACCGGCCGAGGAATGAAACGCGCGGCTAGGAAGATCGTCAAAAAGGCCGCCAGGAAAACCAAACCCGTCAGAAAGCCGCCTCGGCTGAAGATCGTTCACCGGGCTCCCATCAAGGAACAGACCATGGCCAATCCAGAACCGAAAGCCAGCCCTCCAACCATCGAACTGGCCCAGGTCCCGATCAATTCGGCGCACAAGAACCAGCCGATTGGTCCCGCGACTGGGCGGCTGCTGGCGGACTGGAGCAGGCACCGCGATTATGAGAATTTCAATCCGACATCGGAAAAGTGACAAAATCAGGTATTTTCAAGAGAAAAACCTTACGTCCCGCATGAACGAAATCTGCGGTCCTTGTGAGATGGGGTTATCTCACCTCGCCTGCTGCCAGCGACATGGCGGCTTCGTGGCCGGATACGACAATTCCGGGGAGATGAATAGATGAGTGACACGACCCAAAGCCAGGATGCACCTGACAGTGCATTGTTTCGAGAAGCCCTTGATGCCCCGACGCTGGAGAAGTTCGAAAATCCGCCGGTGATGCCGGAAACCCCGGCTCCAAAGGCGGACAGAGAACCAAAACCAGAGGTCGAGCCCTCGATTCCACCGGCACGGCTGCGCGAGGAAAGCGAAGCCCGGCGCCAACTGGAACGGGAAAGGGATGAATTGCGGGCAAGGCTGGCCGCCTTCGAGGTGCAGCCAAAACCGCAACAAACACCGCAAGCCAAGCTCGACGTGTTCGACAACCCGTCTGCCTTTGTGCAGCAGGAAGTCACGCCGCTCTTGGAACGCATGGAAGCCAGGATGCAGGCGCAAACCGAGAGCATGAGCGCCAACTTTGCCGCCACCTATTACGGCGCGGACAAGGT